TATAGGATCTCATGTAATGGTATCTGTTAATAAGCATAGAGCGCATTGCTTTGATACCTTCATCTGCTCTTTCTTTTAGTATGACTGCATCCTGTGTATTACCCCTAAACATTAAAGCGTAAAACATAGCCGCATCTACAACAATATGTTTAAATCTATCTGGTATTACCATAGTGTCACCATGTGCAGATAAGTCATCTTGAAACACATAGTAATCATACACTAATGTATATGCCTGATCAGGAGGTTCTACTAAACCATATTTTAAATCAGGTCCATGAAAAACAAAACGTGGCAATGCACGTGTCTGACTTGCAGCATACTCTTGATCTACATATTTTTCTAAATATTCATCATATGTTATTACTGCTAATTTTCTAGTGTCATTTCCTAATGTAGCATTTTCTTTAATTCTAAAAGATTCAAAGTCAATTAGTTTTGCATCTGTTGGAAATGCATAACGTGTAGTACCAGCAACTAACGTCTGTTCTTTTTGTGAATGATTAAAAGGCCACTCGTATTCACTCTCATTAATATAGCGTATACCTGAATTAACTGCATCTTTTGCATGTGCATAAAAACCTGCAGCTGAACCAAAATTAGAGCTAGTAAGCTCCACTTCATTTAGTCTCTTATTTACATCATTTACTAATGTTAAAAATGTTGTAGCCATAGTATATCCCTAAGTAGAAAGGGGCAGGTTTATCCCACCCCTTTCACATGTGTTACGCGAGTGTATCACGATCCACTTCATCTGCACCTACAGTGCCTATGTCATCAACGTCTAGCAATAATGCAAAGACACGGATAACACCAGCCGTTGTAGTTCCAGTTTGTGCCTGAATTAAGACATCAAGCGTATCGGCAGTTGCACCGACAGTGAGAGGACCATTTCCTGCACCTACGGAATAATCACCTGCTGATGCACCGTCTAAGTCGAAACCATCAACATATGCATCAACATCCACCCCTGTTACACCTAGATCTAATGCACAGTCAGTAGAAGTACCAGCATGAACTGTTGTTACTTCAAAACCAGCATCTAAAATCATAGTATTAGCAGGAACTGTAATTGCTTCAATAATATCAGCAGCAGCTAGTGCTGTACCTTTAGCGGTAGCAGCAGCACCGAAGTCGATACTATTTTGTACAAGATATGGAGTTCTGCCTCTAGGGCTACTGCCTCTAGCAGCAGAAGATAATGTTGTTACTGTAGCCATTATTCAGTCTCCCTTATACTAAGCAATAACGAGCAGTTGAGATTGCTTCTGGTCGAAGAATCTTACGCCCATACAAATGCATTCCCCGAACAATGTCAGCGAAGCTATCAGGATCACGATATGTTTCAGTCTTGTTAATCTGTTCAGCAGATGCAACAGAAGACATGTGACCAGCAACGATTACACCATAGTTACTAGCATTAGTACCACCAGTAGTGGATGGGCCAGTTCCTACGGAAGGTAGGTTGTTAGACATGTAAACTTTGAATCCATGAACATTGTTCAAGATCAAACCATTTTGTAGACCGCTTCCTCCGAAGTCACCATTCAGAAGACGAGAATCTTCATCCTTTAGAACTTCACAGAAAACTGGGTCAACAACTAACCAGCGATTGTTTGTGTCAACATTCTGTTGGTCTAGCAAACGAGCCATACGAGCTACAATTTGTAGTGGATGACAGTTACCAGAACCGGGAGTAGCAGAAGTTGCACCACCAGCACGTGCTTGAATACCCATTGCGTTACTGGAAGAACCACCGAATGAGTCAGCCATGATTTCCATCGAGGATAACAATTCGTCACTACCAGCAGTTGAAACTGCTTTTGCACCGTTAACAGTGGTATTTACAGTATCAGGAGCACTGTGCATCGCTGATTGTTTAAATCCAGAGAGATAACCAAGAACGTCTTGGTCAAACTGGTCAGCAAGTCTGTACGCTGCACGATCAGTAGCAAGTTGCTGGAAGTTAACATGAGAGTGTGCCTCTTCAATGTCATCGACTTTAAATGCAAAATAGTTTGCTTTGTCAATGGTTAGAGAGAACTCTTCATCATCCAGATCTTGTGGAGTGATCGTAGTACCACGTGCATACTCTTTGACCGTGATCTCTGGTTCTTTAATGACTTTAACGCTATCGCCCATATTAGCGATCTCGCCAAAGTAGTCACTATTTGTAATAGCTTCTACAATAGAAGCCTTACGAAAAGCTACTTGTACCTGCTTAGAGTAGATAACTGGTGAGAAATTACCATTAGGCAGGTTGCCGTAGCCTGTTGCGGTTGAAAATGCCATTTTATTTTCTCCTTTACGACATCCTATGCGTACTAAAACATGTACGCTATGTTATCTACTTCACAAGGGCCGATAACAAAGAGGTAGTATATGTAAGGCCAACTACACATAGGCTCTTTTTATTCGGGTATCTTAGAAGTTTGGTGTAGTAAATATGGGTAGTCTTTTGAAAAGGGCCACGT